ACCATAACCGCCTCCTTTTTCTTCTTCGGCTTACCGTCCGTCAGCTGCCACTCTTTCCTCCGCCCGAGGAATTCTTTCTGCAGCCGGATCCATGTCGCCCTGGCGGAGATGTAATTGAGCCCGTGCAAGTAACCCAGCACATCACCGCCGGCATTCTCGATCCTTAAGCACTCCTGGGCGATCTCCTCCGTCCTGATCTCTGCCATACGATCACCCCAGCGACAGCCAGATCTTAAACAGCAGGAGCATCCCACCGATCGGCAGCAGTGTGACCGCCGCCCAGTAGGCACGCCGCTCCCAGATCTCATACGGCGTCATACGCACACGGATCTTCCGGCCCATCAGGGTCTTATAGGTTCTGTATTTAACGGTCGTCATGATCGTCGTCCTCCTCCAGGCGCTCAATCAGCTCTTTGCACAGCTGTCTGATCCCATCGTTGGCGTATGCACTATAAATAATCGCACCGCTCTTTGCCTCATCGTCGGCCATAAGCGGGGTGATGGACCACATGCTGTCAAGTGTGGTCTCCATGATCAGCTGCTTGACCTCTTCCCGCGTCATGTAGTTGCTCATGCTCTTTCCTCCTTTCTTCTGTTCGTGCCTCCAGCGCGCCGGGGTTGGCCACTTTGTAGCGGATGACCGCCTGGTACAGGGCCCGCTCGAAGCCGACACTTATTTCGCTCATGTTTTCCTCCGTTTTAATTAAATTCGACTGTTTGGGCAAAAATTAATGTCGTCCAGCTTTACACCGTACAAATCACAGAGTTTCTGCGCGTTGTCCACGGTCGGCATAGTCTTGCCGCTCTCCCAATTAACCATAGTAGGAACTGAGATTCCAAGCCTTTCGCAGACTTCTTTCTGCGTCATCTTGGCATTGACGCGTGCAGCTTCCAAAGTAATCCGAAAAGTTCCGCTCATTTGTATCCCCCTTTCATTGCCGTTTCTTGGTGGCCACCAACATGACATATTTTAATTTAATTCAACTTGCGTGTCAATAACAAATTTGAAATAAATTATAAAATGTTTGCCTAAATTTTAATTTCATGTTATTCTTTTTCCAAGAAAGGGGTGCATTGATATGACAGACCGTGAAGCTTTCGCTGTCACGCTTCCTAAATATATGGACAAAGCAGGTATTACAAAATCCGAACTTGCAGAAGCTGTCGGGGTTTCAAAGTCAACTGTCAGCTGTTGGGTACATGGAAAGGCATTTCCTCGGATCGACGTTATGCAGCGTATCGCGGATGTCCTCGGTTGTGAGACAGATGACCTGACCTATATCGCGAAGTTACGCTTTGCAGAGCCTGATCCTCGTCCGTACAATCAGGATATATTGGCGATGCTGGAGGCGCGGATCATCACCGTCAGCGAGGATAAAGAGCTTAAAGAGCTTTGGGCAAGTGCATCCCCGGCAGCCAAGAAGGCCGCCCTGGCTGTTCTGCGGTCCATGAAAGAAAATGGAGGTTGATACCATGAACGCTGTCATCTACGCCCGCTTCAGCTCCTCCGCCCAGCGGGAGGCATCCATTGAACAGCAGATCAACGCCTGCACGGCGTACGCTGAGCGCACCGGCTACACCATCATCCAGACGTACTCAGATAAGGCCCTGACGGGGCGGACAGACCGCCGTCCCCAATTCCTCCAGATGATAAAGGACGCGCGAGCAGGCCGTTTCTGTGCCGTTATCGTGTATGCTCTCGACCGCTTCTCTCGCGATAAGTACGACAGCGCCAGGTACAAGCACGAACTGAGGGCCTGCGGGGTGCGTGTGGTCTCCGCCACCGAGCCGATCAGTGACAACCCTTCCGGCGTCCTGATCGAATCCGTTTTTGAAGGTCTCGCCCAATATTACAGCGCGGAGCTTTCCCAGAAGATCCGGCGCGGTTATGAAGACAACGCGAAGAAGTGCATGGTCGCCGGCTCCGTTCCATACGGCTTCCGGCGATCCTCAAGCGGCCACTATGAGATCATGCCGGAAGAGGCGGAAATCGTCCGCGAGATCTTCCGCAGAGTTGCCGCCGGAGAGCAATATGCCGATATATGCAGGGATCTGAACGCGAGAGGCATACGGACCCGGCACGGATCCGCGTGGAACCGGTCGTCTTTTAACACGATCCTGCACAACCGGCGGTATATCGGCACATACATTTCTAAGTATCACGTTCAGGAGGATGCCATCCCGCAGATCGTGGAAAAGGATCTTTTTTACAAAGTGCAAAACACCAGCCAGGTGAAGCATGGACCCCGGAGGACGCCTAACGGATATTACTCTCTGACCGGCAAGCTCTTCTGCGGTCTCTGTGGCGATACCATGACCGGCACCAGCGGCACATCCAAGTCCGGAAAGCTCTGCTTTTATTACACCTGCCACAATCACCGTCTGCATAAATGCGACCAGCAAAGCCTTCCCAGGGATCAGCTGGAAGCCCTGATCTGCAGCGCGATATGGTCCGACGTCCTTTCTGATGATTCCATCCGCTGGATGGCCCACCAGACGATCCTTGACCAGGACAAGCTGCGGGCAGATTCTGATTTGGACATAGTAAAAGCGGCACTTATACAGTGTAAGAATCAAAAAGCCAATATTTTGAACGCTATCAAGGCGGGCATCTTTACGCCCAGCACCAGGGACGAGCTGCTGCGTCTCGAACAGGAGGAAGCCGATCTGGAAGACAGAGTCCGGCAGGCGGAGCAGCTGACGGCAGACCTCCCGACAGAGGACGACATCATCAGCTTTTTGGAACTCTTCCGCGAAGGCTTCGATGACAACGACTTCAACAAAACTGCGCTGCTGGATGCCTTTGTCACCCGCGTGGAAGTCTGTACAGATCACATTTTGGTATACTTCCGCATAAAAAAAGAAGACCGGCAGATTAAAGCCGATCTTCCAGATGACTGGGCAGAGTGTTCGCCAAGTGCCGTCAAGTGGACTTGTGGGGACTCTAAACGAACACTTTACCACGTTAATGACTACTTTGTTCTAAGAATTGCATCGTAAACAAAAAAACGCCCCCGGACCGCAATCCGGGGGCATCTGTCAACATTAATCATTATTAATCATTTTCACCATCAGGCGGGTCAGTTTTCACGATCTCGCCCTCCTGGGTCCGCTGCACTTCCGGCAGGCCGGCCAGACTGGTCAAAACACTCAGCACAAAGGCGACTCCACTCACAGAGAGAGCACGGAGCCACTGTACCTCCTCCACTGCTGCACCCACAGCGATACAGCCAGCGAACGTCTGTGCAAAGGTCTTCACGGCCCGGATCAGCGCGGCCACTGCCCATTCTTTCCAGTTCCAGTTCATCATCCATGCGCCCTCCTTATTTAATAGTATTCATACCAGACGCTGCCTGTACGGCCGGCACAGCCTGCGCCTGATTTTGCTGTACCGCCGTTTGAGGGCCCAGCGGCAGCGCGAGAAACTTGCCCCGCAAGTTATCCATGACGCCGTTTGCCCCCAAGTTGTGATACTGCACGTAGATATTTTCAAGGTTTGACCGGTCATCCTCATCGGCCCACCCCTGGACGCGGTAATATTTGTACCCTTGTATGAGACGGTCCCGCAGCAGCGCCTGCACGCCTCTCTTAACGCTGCGGATCTGCACCCAGCTGGTGATGATCACCCCCAGCAGGAGCGCCGGCACGCCTGCGGCCTTGATAATCTCCCAGGCATCCATCAGATCCCGCCCCCTTCCTCTTCTGACATGTACGCCCCGCCGTAAGCCGCGACGAAGGCCTCCGCCTTGTACAGCGGCAGGTGCGGGATATACACGGTGTACAGCTTCATGGGCTCGGACCGGTCGAGCGCCTCCCAGGTCCGCGGGCCGCAGACGCCGTCCCCGTCCAGCCCGTTGTCCCGCTGGAAGTTAATCACGGCCGTCATCGTCTCGTTGCCGTAGCTCCCATCCGCGCCGTACTTAGGCAGCGAGTAGCCCAGCTGCATGAGCTTGGTCTGCAGCAGCTGCACATACTCGCCCTTGCTCCCGCGCCTGAGCGTCGGCCGTCCGTCCGGATCCTGATCCTGATCCGGCTGAGGCGGCACCTGATCCCCGTACAGACCAGCCGGCAGCGCGTAGTATTTCCATTTGCTCTTCATCGGCTTGAAGTACTGGACGCCGACAGAACACTCAATGGTGGACCCGTCTCCCAGGTAAACCCCGATGTGATCCTTGGTCGTCTCGTTCCCGGTGAACACGGCGCAGATCTTATCCTCGGGCATCTCGCTGATTGGCCCCTGGATGATCCAATTGCTCTTGGCCTTCCATTGGCTTGTGCTGCCCTGGCCTTCAATGGTCACACCTGCCTGCTCGAAAAGCCACTTCACGAAGCCACGGCAGTCATACATCCTCACAGGCAGATCCCACTTGCACCCGGCGCATGTCCCGGCCTTTCCGCTGAGCACCTGGCATGAGCTGACGATGGTCGGATGATCATCCCGTGCGCGCTTCTTCCGGCACTTGGGCGTGCATTCCTCGCCCCAAGCCCCGAAGACGTACGGCCAGCCGGCGCAGGCGGGCCCGATCTTCCGGATGATCTCTTCCTTGGTGGCGCCCTGCTGGATCAGCGCCTCGCGCATTTCCTCGATTTGGTCAATACTTTTCATCTTCTCCGCGTCCTCTCTCTCCACAGGAGCCACAGGATCATGCTGCCCATCAGAACGAAATTAACCCCAAGAACCCCAACAACGACCCACCAAATCCAGCTCACTCTTCAGCACCTGCCTCTTCAGCGTTCGGCACTATCTCTTTCCAACCGGCCGGATACACATCCGGCGCCCACACATTTCCATTGATGGTGCTCTCCCAGATTTTGCCCTGATAGCGCACCCTGTCGCCGATGTTGTATGCATCGTGCGCTCCTGTCGGCTGCACCCAATCCGGAATCTCCGGTTCCGGCTCAGGATCCGGGCCTGGGCCGGGCTCCGGCTTGAGCTCCTCCTCGATGGCTGTCACCCTGGCCTCGATGGCAACGATCCGCTGCATGATAGCGCTGATCTCCTCCTTGACGTCGATCCCCATGGCATCGATGGCCCGCGCCCTGGCGGCCTCGATCAGGGCGACGCGGTCTTCCTCGGTGATCTCGCCCTTCGCGTAAAAAAATTCGATCCTTGAGAGGATCGTCTTGAGATCATACGTGTCCGTGCGAATGGTCGCATAAAGTGCCTCTTTTATGGTCATGCTTCCACCTCCTTGTATAATTCTTGTTGAAATCTTGTAGGAACCTTGTTGTAAATAGGATTTACTTGACGGCTACTTGACTACTTCGTAATACAGCAATTACATAAAGAAGAAGCCTTCAAGGTGGGACTTGAAGACTTCTGCAGGAGAGGAGATGATAAGCGTTAGGTCAGCCAATATCCCCACTCACACCGCAGTAATTATACCTCAAGTCCGCCTTTCTATTCAAGCGTAAAGTATCATTTCATCGTACAAGTATACTTCTTAATACAGCAACACTGG